ATAAAGTTCTTATTTCAAGTATTGTACATAATATTATTCGCGTCCTTACTAAAACATCAGGCGGAACCGATATTTCTTATACACTTTATTTAAGAACATGAGAAGAATACGAGTTGACCAGATCGGCGAATATTCAGAAGAACAAATTAATACTTTGTTATCTGTAACTGTCTTGACAGGAGATCGTATTGTCAAAGAAGGCTCGCCAGTAGATTCTGGAAGGCTTGCTGTTTCTTGGCAGATAGGAGAAAACGCAGAAAGCGGCGCACCCGCTTCAGAAGGCAAATATGGCGCTTCTGGCAAGGGAACTGTAGTCAGACCTCCAAAAACTTTGAATTATCAACTTGGAAAAGAAAATTTTAGAAAAAAATATCATATTCACAATAATGTTCCATATGCTGAACCTGTTATGTTTGGAACAAGTTTGCCGCCGTCTTGGGGTGGTACATACAGGAGTTTAAAAGGTTTAAAACCAAAACATCTTGATCTGTTGGCAAAAGAACTTGCAAACGAAATTCAAGACCTTTACAACCAAATAAGAGGTAAATAATGGCCGCTATTGATTTAAATACAGTAAGAGCAACAATCGAAGCTAGAGTTGCGACAGAGCTTGCCAGTAGCCCCGCAATCCCTGTTGTTTTTCATAATATGTCGTTTGATAGTAGCGCCGTAACAACTTTTGTTCAATGCCTTACAACATTCGGCGAAAGCAATTATCTGACGCTCGGAAATGCAAGCGGACAGAATCGTGTAAATGGAATTGTTGTTTTTAATATTTTTACACCGCAGGGAATAGGTTCAGGCGATAATTACACAATCGGCAAAAGGTTGCGGGATTTATACAATCGAATTACAGTTTCAAGTGTGATCTTCGATAGCCCAATTGGGCCGGAGGTCGTTGACAATCCAAATCCTGAAGGTCAATTCCAAACGCAATTGCGAATGACCTTTGAAATTTTTGAGGAACTTTAACATGGCAAAACTAGAAATCACAGAAGAAATGCTTGACGCAATCGAAGCTGTCAAAGGAAGAAGAGAGGCAAACTATTGGGATCCCGAATGTCGCAAATATTATGAGAGTCAACAAAACTCTAAAAAAGATGTAAAAAATTCAGAAAAGAGTTAATATATTTATAAATAATTCTTTTTTTTGTTATGGCTGCGATTAAGGGCGATGTTGGCAAAATAATGTTCCACAATGCGGCGGGAACTGAAGCTGATGTTTCAGGTGTTAGAAGTTGGTCTTTATCTATTACCAAGGACACAATGGAAACAACAGTAAATGGCGACACTGCAAAAACATTTATTGGCGGTTTGATTTCTGGCGAAGGTTCAGCAGAACTGATTTACGACCCTTCTGGAAACTCAGATTATCAAGCATTTATTGATGATGTTCTTGTAACAGGCGATGCCGCTGACGCATTGTTTGAACTGTTCCCTGATTCTGCACAATCAGCAAAGAAAATTGGATTTTCTGGAATTATTACCTCGGCAGAATATGGCGCAACACTTGGCGAAGTTCAGATAATAAATATCAGCTTCATTACAAGTGGTGCAATAACCAGCGCTATCTGATACATTGAGTTTATTAGTCAACTAATTAACCAATGCCAAACAAAAGAACGATTGACCTGTTAACTGAATCTTATAAAGATCAGATGACAGCCAGAAGAAAATATGAATTTAAAAATAAAAACGGAGAAAAAATTGTTGATTTATACTTTAAGCCTTTAACAAGGGATGATCGTGTTCGCGCACAATCAGCGGCAAATACTGATGATGCTTTGACAATATCAACATATCTTCTTTGTAAAAATGCAGAATTAGAAGATGGCACAAAAGCATTTGCACCCGCAGATGCGCCGAATCTTCAAAGAGAACTTCCAGAAAGTGTATTAAATGAAATTGAATTATTTATGTTTGATATTCAGTTAAATGTTGATACAGCAAAAAAATAATATCGCGAGATAATTGGATAAATTTTGAATTTTTTCTCGCAACAGAACTAG